TGCTAATTTCAACTCTTTATTAACATATTTAACTAAATCTAAAAACAAACAAGGAATATATATAATTATTAAATAGATGAAATTAAAGTAAGAAAATCTATCTATTTTAATTTTATCTAATATAGGTTCTAAATTGTAAGCTATTATACCTAAAAACACAATTACAATTAAGATTAGTAAAGACACCTTACCACCATATTTTATATTTTCTTTAGCTTTTCTAAATATTCCTATTTTATTAAAAATAGGTTTCGCAGTTTCATTATATGCATTCAATGTGTTTATATACATCGGCATTGTCGCTATCCAGTCAATAAAAACATATAAAAAACCTATAATAGATATTATCATTGCGACTATTGTTACTGTTTTTACATATATATCTGTACCTTCTTTAAAATCTTTATTTGTATAAATCGTTAGTAATAGCGTTCCTAAAAACCCTATCGTCCAAATATAATAAGATAATATGGTTTTATTATTACCATTCACTATTACATCAGTTTTGTCAATATAGTAAAATAAAACACCAGATATAACATAAGATATGAATATACACGTCTTAATTATAATATTTTTAAATTTTTTTTTTAATACAAAAAGACCCATAAACGCTAGGCAAACCATCATAAAAAAAAATGACCCTATAAATAAAAACGAACCTGAACCCATTAATGCATATATTATAGTTAAGACTCCTACAAAAGATATTATATTTAAAAGTCCCATTATTATATTATTGTAATATTTATAAATTATAAAGTTTCTAGTGTAGTTTTTTTACCATGACAGTTTCTACATAAAGCTACCAAATTTGTAACATGATTAGAACCACCCCTATCTAATCTTATAATATGATCTACCTCATACCACGCATCTAACTGCGCATCGCAATGTTTGCATTTCCAATTCTGTTGTGCTGCTATATATTTTTTTTTTGTTCCACTAACACTTCTTGTATTAGCATTCGTAGTTCCCGAATTTTGCATACGTTTAAATTGCGGTGTAGCAGTTACGTTAGACATCGTTTTCTCTTTGTCAATCATCGATAATAACGGAGTTAACATGTCCGCAGAATCTTTATTTATTGGTAGATGTTTTATCATACCATTCATATGCGAAACCGTACTATAACTTTGTTCTGGATGTTTTGTTGTAAATAAATACATTGATAATCCAAAAAAAAGTATTACACTTATTTTATAATACTTTTTATAAGATTTAAACTTTTTAGAATATTTACCATCATAGTAGGTATCTGCTACTAAAAACCCTACTATGCCCACCAATACCAAGTCCCGTTTCATTATATATATAACAGTATGTTATTTTTAGACTCAAATAGAATATTGAAAATAGAATTTTTTTTATGATATATGATAAACTTCTTGTTTTATTGTTTTCATGAATTTCATTCATTTCATGAAGTTCATTCATTTCAATAATTCTGTTTATTTTATCAATTTCATTCATTTTATAAATTTCACCCATTTTATCAATTTCGTTGGTTTGACTGGTTTGATCGGTTTCGTTCATTTCATACATGTCATTCAATTTTGTATAAGAATAATTTTTTCTAGAAACATCAATTAATACAAATTGACCCCAATCTTCCATCGTTTTAAACTATATTCAATATAATAAATTAGTTTCAATTAATTAAATAATTGAATAAATATAAATATTTATGGTTTAATAATAAGTATGTCTTATAAGCTTGTTATTGTAGAATCACCTGCAAAATGCAAGAAAATAGAAGGTTATCTAGGTTCAGGTTATAAATGCATAGCAAGTTACGGACATATTCGTAACCTTGCCACCGAAAACGGATTGAAATGCATAGACGTTGACGATAATTATAATCCTACATTTTCAGTTTTAAAAGAAAAACAAACACATATCTCTAAAATGAATGCAGAAATTAAAAAAGCAAATGAAGTTATTCTTGCAACAGACGATGATCGTGAAGGTGAAGGTATAGCATGGCATATATGTAAATTGTTTAGTCTTCCGGTAGAGACTACTAAACGTATTATATTTCATGAAATAACTAAAACTGCTATACAAAATGCTGTTAATAATTGCGGAACAATTAATATTAACTTAGTAAATGCTCAGCAAACAAGACAAATTCTAGATCTGCTTGTTGGTTACACCATTAGTCCTATTTTGTGGGAGAATATTGCCAGGAATTCAAAAACCGGATTGAGTGCAGGTCGGTGTCAAACACCCGCGTTGAGACTGGTGTACGATAATCAAAAAGATATTGATGCGTCTCCCGGAAAAAAAGTATATAATACCGTCGGATATTTTACTAAAATAAATATTCAATTTACTCTTAATTATTGTTATGATAATGAATCAATTGTAGAAAATTTCTTAGAAGAAAGCGTTAATCACGACCATATATATAATTGTTTAAATCCTAAAATTACAACCAAAAATCCACCAACACCTTTTACTACAAGTTCTTTACAGCAAAGTGCAAGTAGCAATCTAAATATTACACCCAAAATAACTATGCAAATATGTCAAAAACTTTATGAAGCTGGGTTAATTACTTATATGCGAACTGACAGTAAAACATATTCACAGGAATTTATAGATAAAACTAAAAACTATATACAAAACAACTACGGCGAAGAATATTTAAATAAAAATGTTAATAAATTAAGCGAACGTTCCGAAAAAAAACCCAAAAAATCTAAAAAAAAAGAACCCGAAACAGTTGAAGCACAAGAAGCACACGAAGCTATACGTCCTACAAACATAGAAATCGTTAATGCTCCCGATACAATGGAATCACGCGATAAAAAATTATATAAATTAATTTGGAAAAACACGTTGGAAAGTTGTATGGAACCAGCTAAATACAATTCTGTAACAGCTACCATCACAACACCCGAAGAACATTTATATAAAAACACCGAAGAACTAGTAATTTTCCCAGGATGGAAAATTGTCGCAGGATACGAAAAAGAAAATAGTGTATATGCTTACATGATTTCTCTAAAAAATAACTCAATAGTGATTTACAACAAAATTACATCAAAAGTAACAATGAAAGATCTTAAATCACATTATAATGAAGCTAAACTTATACAAATCCTAGAAGAAAAAGGCATAGGTAGACCGTCAACCTTTGCTACTTTGTTAGAAAGAATATTGGAACGCGAATACGTAAAAAAACAAGACGTTAAAGGAAAAAAAATAACCTGTTTAGATTTTGAGTTAAATGATGATACAATTGAAGAGATTTCACATGAAAAAGAATTTGGTAATGAAAAAAATCGTCTTGTAATACAACCAATAGGACATATGGTTATAGAGTTTTTAATAAGTCATTTTCATCAAATATTCAATTATGATTACACAAAAAATATGGAAGATGAATTGGATATAATAGCGAAAGGTAATAAAATATGGCATGAATCGTGTGACAAATGCTATAAAGAACTCATCAAAACAATTGAAACTATTCCAAAAAAAAATAAGTTATCTATTCCAATTGATGAATTCCATACATTTATAATAGGAAAAAATGGACCTGTTATTAAATGTACCATTGACAGCAATGTTACATTTAAAAATGTTAAAAAAGATATTGATATAGAGAACTTAAAAAAAGGAACTATTGTTCTCGAGGATATTATTGAACGATGCGTTAAAACTGAGCCTATAGGAAAATATAAAGATGTAGACGTATTTCTCAAAAAAGGTAAATTCGGACTTTATTTAACATGGGGAGAGAATAAAAAATCTATTCAATCTAAGATAGATGAAGAAAACTTTACGATTGATGATGCTATGCAAATCATTGAAAAAACTAATGAAAATATCATCAGAGAAATTAATAACGATTCTTCTATAAGAAATGGTAAATATGGTCCATATTTATATTATAAAACCGCTTCAATGAATAAACCGAAGTTTATAAAACTAAAAGATTTTAAACATGATTATAAAACATGCGAACTCAAACTACTTGAGGAATATATAAAAAAATGTTAGTTATATATAACAATGAATATTAAAATAAATACGGCACAACTTGTAATGATAATGATAATAGTATATGTTTCATATAGATACATGAACAGTGATTGGGCTAATTTAAAATGTATCATAGCAGATAAGAATGGAAAACGGTATTGTGTGCGCGATCGTAATAATATTGATGAAGCAGCAAACTTATTGGCTAGTGCGGTTGAAATAATGAAAAAATTGGTTAATTATGTTGGCAAAAAATATCCAGACGATGAACGCGTTATACGTTTAGTTAAAGGTTTTAATGCAGAAAGAATATCTGAAACACTACCAACTAGCGAGCATACCGCTTACAGCGAAAATAAAGGCGAAAAAATAGCTTTCTGTCTAAATAAAAAAAGTAATCATGATAAGAAGTTAATCGATCTAAATACCCTTGTATTTGTTTCTATTCATGAATTGGCACACGTAATGACCGAATCTATAGGTCATAAACCCGAATTTTGGGCTAATATGAAATTTCTATTAGAAAATGCTGTTGAAATTAAAGTATATACACCGGTGGATTATAGTGTGGACAACGAAGTTTATTGTGGTGACCCAATTACCAATAATCCATTATTTGATGAATAAACCTCCAGTTTAATAGTATTAGTCAAAATTTCTCTTGAATTCAAAGCCATAGTATCCGGTATTTCAGGGAAAAATACATCACAATTGTAACATTTATCTAATTTACTTATGTAAATGTTATCAACCAGATTATTATTTATAAAATAATTGTATATTTCTCCACCACCCATTATCCAAACCGTTTCATAATCTTTTTTTATACAATATTCTATTGCTTTTTTTGGGTCTTTGAACGATTGAAAGTTGGTCCCTGATATATCTAAATTTCTACTTATTATTATATTAAAACGATTATGTAACCACCTTTGCGGTAAACTATTCCATGTATTTTTACCCATGATAACGGCATTTTTCCCATTTCCTTTAGTTAATTTAGCAAAATGTTTCAGATCCTCCGGTTCATACCACGGAATAGTATTGTTTAATCCTATTCCATTATTCGTATCTACTGCTACTATAATATTAAAGTTCATATTTATTTATAAATAATATGACCTCTTTATATATATGTCACAAATATACAAAATTTGTAATATGAAAGATGATAAAATACAACAGATATACGTCTTTGCAGGATATGACTATGCAAATTATGAAACTAATTTTAATGAAACCGGTATTGAAAATCTATTCAATAAACAAGAATTAATATACATAAATGAAAATAATATACCTGTAAAATTCATCAATTATTTTTTAAACGTTGATGATACAATTAAAGTTATTAAATATAAAATAATTACTGCGATGGATGTTGATGTCGCTTACGAAGAGTTGTATCTTTACTACAAAACAACCGAAATGCTTACCAGTCAAATTGTTTATAGTGATTTAACAAAAGAAACTAGTCAAATTGATTACAACAACTTATTTAATTATATCACAAATATTCAAGGTGTTAACCCTGAAGACATAAACCCTGATGCAATAGAAAAAAATGAATATGGTTATGAAGATATTTTACAAATGAACATTGAAAATAATATGTATTTGATTGATAAACCATTGGGTATTAGAAATAATAATAGAATGCGTTATTTTATTACAAATCCTCATAATTTTATAAACAAATCAACTGCCGAAATCTTAGATAATTATGAAATGGTAACCGAAAATGATAATGTTTTATTTGATTATAAAAATATTTTTGAAAATACCATTTATTTATATACATTTGAACAATTTTCCAACCTTGAAACTAAATCGATTACAAAACTTTATTATCCATTATTATTTAATGACATAGATTTGTATCAAACAAAAATTAGAACCTTAATAGAAGATACCAAACAAATAATACGTTCTAAATCATTTAATAAAAGCATTAATAACGTAACATTATTATATGAAATATTCAATAAAAAAGATGCTCTTTTAAATTACACTATGAATGGTATAAGTAATGTATATCTTACCATATATCCAAGAATACAATTTAAATTACCACTTGATATAGTATTTAAATTACTGCGAACTAGTGAATCATTACCATTAATGAAATATAATCCAGGAAATAGAAAAGAAAAATTATATAGATTATTTACTGATAAAACAGCAGTAAATGGGAACAAAATTCCATTCTTAAATAAAGCAAAAATATTCAAATTTAAAAAAATAATTGCTAAATCTAAAAGTGTCGCGTGTTTATTAATTGGTGAAGATGATTTGGAAATAATATGTACGTTTAAAGAAGACGGTTCAATTTCAGTTGAAATACAGGATTTTAAATTTCCTGTTAGCTTAATACAACTTGAAGAGACTATTAAAAATAATGTTAATCCTATCATCATTATTATTAAAAACTTTCTAGAACAAAGTGGATACACATTTACTACATTTGAAAGTATTTACAATGATAATATAGAAATTAATGACATGTCATATTTTATTAATTTGTCAATCAAAAAAAAAATGGTTGTTTCCGAATATCTGGGTTGTCTAAATGATGTTTTTAATGTCTATAAAGATGACCTAAATAAAGAAATACTTCTAAAATTTAAACGTGTATCCAACTTTAATGAAATGGATAGTTTAAATGCATTTATTACTAATCAATTAAGTCTTAGAAAATCACAAGAAGAACTTGTCTCTTTATTACAACAAAATTTTTCTTTATTAAGAGAAGATGCTGAAAAAAAAATTAGAGAATTTTATAACAACGTTCAAATTGAATTAGATATAAATGATTCCAAAAAATTAAAAGTAAAATCTAACCCTGGATTTGAAATTATAATTAAAAAAGAGCAGTATACAAAAAGTATTAATATCAGTGTTAATAACATAAATAATATTAATTATATCAAAACTATACCTATTTATTTAGATACATTAATAAGACTATCACAAGGTTTAATACCCGATATTATTGACGACAAATTACTGCAATCATTATGTAATAATAAATTAGAAAGTTTTGAAGATGACGATAAAGCTAAAGAAACACCACAAATAACACCTAAACCGATTAGTTTAGGTAAACAATCCAATAGATTAGATCCGTTGGATGCCATGATACTTGACCAGGGTAGCGAGGACGATGAGAGTGACGACTATAAGAGTGACGACGATAAAGGAGTCGTCGACGCTCCAATCGAACATGATATGTTTGAACTGAAGTCTATGAATGTTTCAGAATCTAAAACTTTTGATGTGCAAGGTGTACCCGAATCTAAATCAACAGAACCACCTACTCCAGACGAAGAAAAACCTGAACCACAAAAAACTATCAGTGAAGAATTATCTACACCTAGACCTAAACCCACCACATTAATATCTAAATCTAAATCTAAATCTAAACGTAAACCTAAAAGGTTAATAATTAAAACACCTAGTGTACCAGAACCTGGTAAAGAACAATTATCTCCTCCTACAACCAAATCAGACCTTTATGATACTATCAAAAAAGACGCGGAAGAAGACGCGGAAGAAGACGCGGAAGAAGACGCGGAAGAAGACACGGAAGAAGACGCGGAAGAAGACGCGGAAGAAGACGCGGAAGAAGACGCGGAAGAAGACGCGGAAGAAGACGCGGAAGAAGACGCGGAAGAAGACGTTGATATTAATATAGAAGACGCGGAAGAAGACGTTGATATTAATATAGAAGACGCGGAAGAAGACGCGGAAGAAGACGCGGGATACACGGAAGAAGATGGTGATATTGATATCGAGGACGAGGAGGATGATGATGTGGAGGACGTGAGTGATATGGTTATTGATGAGTTTGATTCACCTACACCACTCAGTTCAGACGAAGAGGACGAGGAGGACGAAGAGATTAAAGGTGGTGGAGACGATGAAAGTGATGATGACGATATGGAAACAGATTTAACAGGATTAAAATTATCAAATCCTAACCCTTTTGAGAAAAGATTACAGGAAAGAGATCCAAAATTGTTTTTAACAAAGAAAGAAGGTAAATATAATGCCTATTCAAGATTATGTCCATCAAATTACAGACGACAACCAGTTATTTTGACTGATGAGGAAAAAGCTAAAATAGACAAAGAACATCCAGGTTCTTATAAAGAAGCACTTAGATATGGTTCTAGTAAAACTAAACAACATTGGTATATATGTCCTAGATACTGGTGTCTTAAAAATAACGTTTCGCTAACAGAAGAAGATGTTAAAGCTGGAAAATGTGGCGGTAAGGTAATACCATTTGGTGCGAAAAAAGTGCCTAAGGGCGCTTATATATACGAATTCAAAGGTA